CAGTACCATGTCGGCGTTGATACGCCCATTTCCTGCGGTTTCTGTGGCCTTGATATCTTCTAAGAACTTACGCAATTGTACTTTGCTGGCTTTGAAAAACTCTTTGAGCTTTTCTTCGGGCTTGCGTAGTGTTTTACCAATTGAAGTTGTAGTATTAAAACCAGTCAAACTGGTACCTTTAATACCTAACGGCCCCGTGACACTGTCAGCCATGTATTTGTACAGTTTGCGAGTTTTGGTGTTGTAGCACCAGAGCTCTTGGGCACCGATGATATCCACAGGATTGATACTCACTAATTTTAATGTCTTTTCTTCTTTCATGTATTTCAGTTTGCCGACAACCTTTTCTTTGTTTGGTGCCCGCTTGACTCTGGCTTTTTTGGTAGCTTTTTTGACCTGTCTATATTGATCAATTGCAGTCTGCATGCTCTCAAAAAAGGACAAGTGACGTTTGTAGTCAGCTGCTTTGTAATGACGATAGGCTTCAACAAACTGTTCGTCCATGCGATCCATGGCAGCGGTTAGGTACATCCTTTGAGTGTCTACATAATTTTCAAACTTGCCCAACTGTCCTTGTGGCACATTGTTGGTCACAAAGTAATCGTAAGCCTTGGGGTCAACAGTGGCGCCGCTTACCACTTCGTCATACAATCCTTCAAAGTGTGCAATATGCTCACTGGTTTTTTCATTCAAGCGATCTTGAATCGTTTTTACTGCCGAAGGAGCAACTGTGGTCTGCTCCACGACAGGCTCTTCTTCCACTGCCGAGCTTAAAACTTCGTAAATCCTATCTTTTACATAGTTCAATTCTCGTTCACGTAAAGGCATACCCTGGGTTGTGGCTTTGATAAGACTGCACACGGTGATGGGCAATGCACTATCTTTGGTTCGTATGAAGCGACTCACTTCTTCTTTGGTGTAACGCTCCTTCATCCAGTTTACTACATATTTTTTTAAATCTTTGGTAGAGAAAAAATAATTGTAGTAAAACAAACTTTTTCTTAGGAAGTGATCAAATTCTTCTTGTGTCATTGCTGCCGCACGTTCAGTGTCCCAGACTGGCTCACGTCCTGTGTATTTTTCATCGGCAAACAACGGATCTCTGGTTTTCTTGGGTGCTTTTTTAGGTGCTTTAATGCTTTGTGCAGTTGCCATTGCAGGCTCCTTGAGTTATACAAAATACTATTATACTATTCTTTGGGTTTTTCGTCAAGCAAAGTTCCAAACATCAGCCAACCTTGCAAATCTTGCAACTCTTGTTGCACTTTTGCTAACTGCTCATCGTAGTGTACTGAGTGCCCATGTCTTCGCCTATCAACATCCAATTTGCTCAATTGGCTGACGCTGGCTTCTAAATTCTTATACATTCTCTCCAGCTGGCGTTTGTTAACGATGTTGTGCATGGCCCATAAATTGCGCCTAATTTGCTGATCTATTGCGGGCCAATCTGGCAGAGAATTAAAATCACTCATGACATAGTATATAGCTTAACCTAATTTGTGTCAATTTTGGTGTTCGCTAAATATAAAATATTAGGAAATTATTGTGCCAAGATTATCGCTTTGGAAAGAAGGACTACACACTAACGATTTTAAATTTATGGATCGCCGCATGAGCGAAATGTTTACTGTGGGCGGCACTGGTATTTTGGTGCACAAATATCTGGGCATCCATGAACAAAATCTAACTAAATCTACAACTACCACACAATCGAACGTTTCCTCGAATTTGGGTATAGCAAACACCGCTGACATAGCACTAGGTATGTATGTGGCAGGCAATGCTATTACAACTGGCACCAAAGTTATAGCCAAAACTGCCAATACTGTGATCCTGAGTGCAAATACAACCAGTGTGATATCTTCTAACACCACAGTAAAATTTTACAAAGATGCCACTGAACCAAGTTATATGAATCAAAGTGCGCAGAATATACAAGATTTATTTTTCCTAGAAAATAGAGATAGAAAATACGATACCAGTGTTTACAGTATGCGTGGAGTATATTCTGTACAAGATGCAACTTTTGATTTGACACAGTTTGGGTTGTTTTTACAGGCAGGCACGTTATACATTGTTTTTCATATCAATGACATGATTGATATAATTGGACGTAAACTAATGGCCGGTGATGTGCTTGAATTGATGCATCTTAAAGATTATAATCCATTGGACGATACCCTGCCAGTGGCACTTAAAAGATACTTTGTTATTAGCGACTGCAACAATGCAGCCGAAGGTTTTAGTTCTACCTGGTGGCCACATTTATGGCGTTGTAAAATTAATCCGCTCACTGACAGTCAAGAGTACAAGGATATTTTAAATACAATCAAGGTTGACGAAGATATACCCGGATCCGGCACAGGTAATATCACGCTGGGATCAGTTAGTAGCATTATACAAAAGTACCAAGATATAAATGATGCCATTATTCGTGAAGCCGAAACCAATGTTCCCTTCTCGGGTTATGACACCAGCTATCTATATGTAAAGCCCGCTACCAGTGACGAACTTTATCCCACCGATCCAGTTGGCTCAACAGCAGATGGTAATTTAACTGCTGACGGAAACACAATAACAGCCGGTTCTGGTATTGACAGTCCTGATGCACTAATTAAAGGATATCTTACATCTGCAGGCGGCACTGTGAATGGTTTGCCAGTGGTTGTTGGCATTGCTTTTCCTACCAATCCATTAAATGGAGACTTGTGTCTAAGAACTGATTACAGTCCCAATAGGTTGTTCAGATATGATGGAAGACGTTGGGTAAAAATGGAAGATAATGTGAGAACTAGCCTGACTCCTGGGCCAGATAATAATACATTACGTTCAAACTTTGTAAATGATGATAGCACATTTACAAACAATCGAGGTAATGTAGCAGTGAGACAAAGCCTAAGCAAGGCTCTTAGACCAGAGGCAGATAATTAATGACTCAATCTTTTTTTTATGATGGTCAGATACGCAGATTTGTAGTCCAGTTCATACGAGCAGTCAGCAACTTCGAAGTTGAATTTGGAAAAGATCGCAACGGTGTCAAAACTTTGCAACAAGTACCTGTCTACTACGGCGATGCCAGCAGACAAGCTCAAACTATTTTGCGCAACAACAGCGAAAACATAATGAGTGCGGTACCTGCCATGAGTGCGTATATATCAGGTTTGGCCTATGAACAAAGTCGCATGCAAGAACCAAACTTTGTTAGCAAGATGCATTTGCGTGAACGGCGCTACGACCCCAACACAGGTTTGTATGATACGCAGCAAGGCGATGCCTACACTATCGAAAGGTTGATGCCAGTACCTTACAAGTTGACTATAAAGTTAGATATATGGACTAGCAATACCGAACAAAAAATGCAAATCATTGAACAGATAGCTACGCTGTTCAACCCAAGCTTGGAAATACAAAGCACTGACAACTACATTGATTGGGCCAGTCTCACTTTTGTACAGTTGACTGATGTAAACTGGACCTCGCGAACTGTGCCAAGCGGCATGGAAGAACCAATTGATATTGCAACCATGACGTTTGAAATGCCAATTTGGATAAGTTCTCCGGCCAAGGTTAAGAAACTTGGTGTAATTCAAAAAATTGTTGCCAGTATCTATGACGAACAAGGTGCGTTTGATGAAAACACCGTTTTATCTAATTTGATAGCCAGAATAAAATACACACCAATGAACTACGGAATTTATTATTCTGGTAACCAATTAAAATTACTGAAACCGCATGAGATAGCCCAAGATGACGGTACGTTACAAATCACTGATCCTATTAACAACTGGCAAGCATTGATTGAAGTATACGGTACACTACGTACCGGGCAAACAGAAATAAGATTGGAATTGCCCACTGGCAATGAATTGATTGGTCATGTAACCTATCACCCTTCGGATCCCACTATTCTTTTGTTTACAGTGATTGAAGATTCTGCACCCAGCAATACACTAGAATCAGTGGATGCAGTGATAAACCCATTGAATGTTAATGTTGATAGTGTTTTATCTGCTCCTGCACAAGGAACAAGATATCTGTTGACAGACAGTATAGGCAGCGACATAAACACATCAAACACCAGTGCGTGGGGTGATTTGGTAGCAAATGCAAATGACATTATTGAATTTGACTCAGGTAATTGGTCGGTGGTATGGGACAGCAACAATGAATCCAACATCGAATACCTCACAAACAATAAT